TGGTGTGGGTACGTCTGTCAGTGACTGGCTTGAGAGTCAGAACATACAGGTTGAGGGTGTTACCGGCAACGAGAAGGGTTGGGGCAGGGACAGTAGTGGTAAGTTCAAGTTCAAGAACCGTAGGGCAGAGACATGGTGGAAGTTGAGGGAGAGTCTTGATCCCAAGAGTGGAAGCAAGATATGCCTGCCACCAGATGGTCAGTTACTGGCTGATTTATGTGCGCCACGGTACAAAATTGGTGAAGGCAACGTAATACAGATAGAATCCAAGCCTGATTTGAAGAAGCGTTTAGGCCGGTCTCCTGACCGTGGTGATGCCATTGCCTATGCGAGTATTAATACGCCACTGGCTTTTACGAGGCCATTTACAGACGACATGTACCGTTATGGTAGTGGTGGCAAGCGTGTGAAACGAGGAGCAAGTTGGAAATGATGACACCAGAAGAAATCCGTAACAAGGTAGAGGTGCTGAAGTCTGAGCGGTCTAATATGGATGGCGAGTGGGACAAGATAGGTCGTTTTGTCGCACCGGGTCGTGGACGTATTTATGAGAACCGCGATGATGAGAACTCAATCACCCGTAGCTTTCCTGAGAAGTACGACTCCACAGCGGTAGTTGCCTCGCAGTCTTTGGCTGCCGCACTGCACTCTGGATTAACGAGTCCTGCGACCACCTGGTTCAACCTGAAGTTCAAGCAGGCTGAGCTTAATGATGACACCGAGGCATCGGCATGGCTTGAGGCGTGTGGTGACCTGATATTTAACCGGATTCAGGAGAGTAACTTCAACCTGGAGATTAACGAACTGTATCTGGATCTGGTGACGTTTGGCACGACCATCATGTTCCACGAGTACGATTCGAAGAAAGCCAGTTTCAATTTCAAATCGGCATTTCCGAGGGAAGTGTATTTTGAGGAAGATTTTGACGGCAAACTGGTTGGTGTTTACAGGATGCGTCAGTACACTGCAAGGCAGATCGCCCTACGGTTTCCTGACAAATGCCCTGAAGATATTAAGGAGCAGTCCAAGTCGGCAGGTTCTTCCAACGTAAAGTACACGGTCATCCAGGCTGTCTGCCTACAGGAAGAAAACCTCAAGTACGACACCAACAAGATGTTGCCACCTGAGAAGCGTCCCTATCAGGAGCGTTTCATTCTCCAGAAGGATGCGACAGAGCTTACAGAGGGCTACACAAGCTATTATGAGATGCCAGCCTATGCTACCCGTTGGGGACGCATGACGGGCAGTAAATACGGCTTCTCACCGGCACTTAACTCGTTACCTGACATCACCACCCTGAACCGTCTGGTTAGCCAGATTCTGGATGCCTCTGCCAAGGTTATTGACCCGCCTATCATGGTTACCCATCGCGGTGTTATCGGTGACATTGACCTGACCCCTGGTGGCGAGACAGTGGTTCGTGACCCGGATGCCATGCGCCCGTTTGAGTCAGGTGCAAGGTTTGATGTCAGTCAGTTACAGAAAGACACGCTGGTGCGCTCCATCCGTCAGGCTTTTTATATTGAGCAACTTGAGTTGCCGATGAACGACAGGATGACAGCAACCGAGGTTCAGGTGCGTTATGAGCAGATGCAACGGTTGCTCGGTCCTGCCTTGTTCCGTATCCAGTCTGACTTCCTTGACCCACTGATTAACCGTAGTTTCAATATCCTGTACCGTGAAGGGCAGTTCCCTGAGATGCCGCAGGCTGTTGCCGAGTATCAGGGCGAGTTTGAGGTGGATTACCTAGGTCCGTTAGCGCGTAGCCAGAAGATGGGTGCGGTAGACGCATTTGGTCAGTTGATGACCATCCTTGAGCGTATTGCGCCGGTCAATCCTGATGTCATGCAGGCAATCAAGTGGGAAGATGCGGTACGCGATATTGCCATGCGTATGGGCGTACCTGCCAAGCTGCTGAAGTCTGACGAGGAATTGGCGGCAGAGCAGAAGGCAAGGGCGCAACAGGAACAACAGATGATGCAGATGCAGCAGGCACAACAGATGGCAGCAGCCATGAAGGATGGGGCAATGGCATCCAAGGCATCAGCCGAATCGCAGGCAATCACAGGGGGTATGATGTGAAGGGAAGGGATATAGACGAGCAGATTAAAAAGGCTTACAGACGGGCTTTAAGTGGCCCTGATGGAGAGGTGTTGCGGAGAGACCTTGAATATTTCGCAAATATGCAGTGCCATGTACCTGGTGATCCGTACACGACCAGTTTCAATGACGGACGCAGGATGATGGCGCGTAATTTTTTATTGTTAGGAGATGAGAGTTTATGAGTGAACCAGCGCAGAACATGACTGAGAGTTTAGCGTCAACCCCCGATATGTCGGACTCGGTTGCAACGGAATCCCCTGCGGTTTCCCTTGCTCCTGAGTCATCGGATTGGCGCATGAGTTTACCACCGGAGTTACGCGAGAATCCTACCATCAAGGACACCCCATCGGTTGAGACACTGGCAAAGCGTCTTGTCGATACGAAGTCCATGTTGGGAAATTCCATTCGCGTACCAGGACCAGATGCCTCTGAGGAAGATAGACAGAAGTTCCTGAACACCCTGCTTGAGAAAGATGTGGGGCTGATGCAGCGACCAGACCCGACAAACGATGACTCGGTGATGAATACGTTACGGGCGTTGGGGTTACCTGAAAAGCCTGACGAGTATTACCGCCCGGAAGATTGGGTTGGTGTCGATGAAAACCGCTTTATGACGATTGCAGAGCAGGCGCACAAGGCCGGTCTTACCAAGCGTCAGTTTGAGACAATGGCGCGTAACATGGCTGAACTGGATAACCAGTATGTGCAACATGCGCGTCAGGAACAGGCGGCAAAGATGGGCGAACTGCGTACCGAATGGGGCAAGGCTTTTGAGCAGAAAACCCAACGTGCTGCGGTCATTGCCAAGCAACTTGAGATGCCTGAGCCCTTACAGGAAGCGCTGGCACAAGGCAATGTGGATGTTTCCACATACAAATGGTTGGACTCTATGGCAGAGAAGTTCGGTTCTGAGGGCAATTCACTGGTACAGGGAGCGGGTGCGATAAGTGCCTACACCCCGAGTGAGATTCGCGCCCGTAGGGATGAACTGACCCGTCAGATGTACAACATGAGTCCGTCTGATCCTGCCTACCAGGACAAACTGAAGCAACTGGTCAAGTACTCGGAAATGCTGTCTGAAGACTGAGTCTGTTGACAAATAGCCAAGGACGGCTAAACTCGCAATAATTGGTAAGTGCTTACTAACCCCGAAAGGATACGTCTGTAAGGCTTATAACATTCTCAACAGGGCCAGTTATCTGCCACCCCTGACGGAATTAAGCAACCACTGTTAATTTTATCTAGGAGTAGCAAAATGGCTATTACTGTTTCTAATGCGTATATCGATACGTTTGAAAATAATGTTCGTCAACTGGCACAGCAGAAGCGTTCCTTGCTGCGTGGTGCTGTAACTGAAGTAAACAAGCAGTCTGAAAAACACAACTGGGATCGTCTTGCTGCATCTGCGGCTCGTCTGAAAACCTCTGCCCGTACTGTATCACCTGCCGGTGGTAACGGTTCTGGTGCTGTTGGTTCTACCGATGGTCTGGTCTGGGATCGTAGACAGACTCTCATCCAGACTTACGACACTGGTGAAGTTATTGAGCCTGAAGATATTGTTCAGATGCTCATCGACCCGAAATCAGCCGCAACTGAAAACCTGGTTATGAACATGCAACGTGCTATTGATGACATCATCATTACCGCTGCAACAGGTGATGCGACTGATGGTACAGGTTCAGCGGTTACCTTCCCTGCTGGTCAGATCGTTGGTGACTACACTGGCGAAATCAACCTGGATACCGTTCTGGAAATTCAGGAAACGTTCGACAACAACGATGTTGATCCTGATGAGCCACGTTACATGGTTATCGGTCCTAAGCAGAAACGTAAACTGTTCCAACTGATTGAAGTGGTTTCTGGTGATTTCCAGGCAACCAAAGCACTTGCTGATGGCAAGATGCCTAACTTCATGGGCTTCAACTGGATTGTTTCCAACCGTCTGAACGCTCCTTCTGC